TAGACTTTTTGCGAATTGACAGAAGTGTTTCGCGAGATAAAAATGCCAAATCAATCATAAAACCAGGCATACCAGGATATTCAACCTGTACTGATTTTGAAGGAACTAACAGTGTTTTTAAAGAGAGAGTATTAATAGTCATTTTATAATAAGATTAAAAAGAGAGACTGGAGATCAACCCGGCCTCTATGAAAATGCAACTTATACGGTTGTATTAGTTGCGAAGTATTTAACTTCTAATTCATTCTTAGCTTCAAGGTCATATGCACCAGAAGTAGCACCTTGAGCAGTCATGGTAATAGAAGTAGCAATAATTTGTTCAGAAGTAATAGAAGGAATAGTCAACTGAGCAGTAGGAATATTTAGCACAACTTTGTTTGTATTAAGTGTTCCACCTAGTGAAATTTCTGCTGCAAACTTATTTTCAGTACTTGAAGAACTGGCTACCAACATATCTTTCAGCAGTGTTGAGCTTTCGTTAGTTCCTGTTTTTAGGTAGCAAGTAACTGTTGATGTAACAGCGCGTGTACCTGTAAAATAAGTAATAGGTTGATTAACCACACCCAAATTAGCAGGTGTTAAGAATGTTAAATTATTGCTAATCGTTAAGTTTCCACCTGTTAAAGCAAGTGTATAAGCTTTAGCACTTAAACCACCAAAAGCTAATGAAGAAAGTGTCAGTGTAGACAACTTATTAGCAATGTAAGCGGCAGTAGTATCTTTTGATTTTGCAGCACCACCTAAACCACCGCTTAAAGTAGTTGTACCAGAACTATCAGCTAAAGTTACTGCAGTGGCAACTTGGCGCATTGTAGTACCTTTACCCGCCCAGGTAATAGAAGCAATAGCATCTAAACCGAAGTCAAGAGTAGCAGAATCAATAGCGCAATTATCAATAACATAAGTTACGTCTTCAAAGCGAATAATCAATCCAAAGGCTAGCAATTGGTGAGCATTAGAGTTTCCAAATGCTACTGTTGCGTAAGGAGGTGCAAATGTACTAGACTTTGTCCAGCCAGCTCCTGCGGAACCGATTGCAGCTGTACCAGATAAAGAGTTCCAAAGAACTGCTTCTTCTGCGCCAATATAGTCGTCAGAATCGAGACCAACAGTGCTTGTGGCACCTTCCTCAAACTTAGGACGAATATAAGTAGCAAAACTGAAATCTACTGGCTCTAGCGAAGTGTTAAAACTGCGCTGACCACGAATAGGTGCTGGACCTGACTCATTTACAGTAACAGTTTCCTGACCTGTGTTTTGTGAAAAAGAGAATCCATCTTGAACTTGGATTTCTTGTGTGTTTGCGGTAGTGAATCCGGTTGCGGCTACAGCTCCTGTAGCTGTCAAATTAGTTGAATAAAAAACTCGACTATTACGAATTAGATTTAATGCCATACTCTTTCCTTTATGATTTTTGGAAATATTTTAAGCATCGTAACTAGATATTTATCTGTTGTTATGCTTGCGTAAATCCGAGAGTTATACAAGTGCGTATCGCACTTGTAAGTTGATTTCACCGACACCATAAGGAGTTAATAGTCCTTCATCGGTGGTTATAGACTGAATTAAAATTTCAGTTGTTGACAGATTATTAGTAGCATCATATACTAATACACGATTAGCGTCTACTACGTTTTCGAGATCATTTAATAGATCTTCTAATTGCTGTTGCGTTTCGCTTTCGCTGCGAACATACGCTTTAATGCTAACATTTAAAAATCCCCAGGTAAAATCACCTGGCATGTATTCGCGTATTTCTGAACCTGCTGTAAGATACACACAGGGGAAGTCTTGTACTTCGTCCCAGAATTTCAGTTTAGGGTAGCTGTTATCGTTTAAATCTGTTTTAAAACTACCCGTACCGTCTATTATTTTAAATTTCTCAGCTAGCGCTGTTATAATGCTAATTCTTTTTGTCATAGTGGAGATGCCCTTAAATTATTGCCTACTACTTGTTGTGCAATTTCTCTAATTGATTTAGAGATAAGTAGTCTAGGGTCTCTACTGGTAGGTTTTGATTGACGACCAACTGGTGGTCCTGGGCTAAATGTTGAGTAAGGGTTTTTCATATACGAATAAAACGCAGTAATCATTCCTGATCTACTCTCACTTAGTTGACTTACTTTAACCGTACTGGCAAACCTACCTGTACGGTAGTTTAGAACGTTACGACTATTGCCGTCACCCATGTTAGCACTAATTACATCTTGTAATTGTGAGTTTATTAAAACTAATAAATTAGGTAAATTAACCTGAGATTGCTCGGGCTCAACACTTAATCTTAAAGCGGGGCCGACAGCGGCTGGTTTTTTAACTTTGACTGTGGCTTTAAGTTTAGACAAGCTACTTTTTATTTTACTACTAGCTTCTTTTATATCTTTATCTAATTGCTTGCCTTTGGCAACAGTAGAATTAAAAGACTTTATAGGTACTGGATTAATTTTTGCAATAAAAGGCTTAACTTTTGTTTTACGCAAGGCTGCTAATTGAACCTCTTTTATATGACTTCTTAGTGACTTAGAACTTTTTAAGTCTAACAAGAAGGCTGCGATTTCTTTTTTGTTATCAGGAAAAGTACTATATAAAGATTTTCTAACTTCTTTTATATTTTCTTTATAATTTTTATAAATTTGATTAAGCTTCTTAGCAACTATTTTTGCTTCTTGACCTATATGTCTAACAGCCATTTTATCTTTAGGATCTACTAAATTATCTCTACTACCTATATCTCTTAAAAGTGCTACTAATCCTAAAGCTCTTGACAATGCTCCAGAACCTTGATTAGTATTAACATTGTCTATACCTGCATATTTATTTTTATTCTTTCGCGCATCTTTTCCTTTTAACTGCGCTTCAACAGCTACAAAAATATTGCTTCTACTTTCTGTGCCTTTTAATACAGCGGCTGTTAAAGCCTCGTACTCTGGTAATAAGCTACTAGAAGCTAAATCTAGCAGCTCGTGCAGTTTTATTATTTTTTCAATAAAATTACCATCAATAAAGTCACCTGCTTGGTATGTAGATTTTAATCTTATAAATGCTTGAGATTCTATATGACCTACTTCAAAATTTTTAGAATAATTTTTAAGTTCTTCTGCGCCTAAGCCACAAGCTTTTAAAAACTGTTTCATAACAGTTGCTGTGTTTTTATAAGTATCTGAATACTTTATTCCGGTGGCTTCTTCTACATTATCCGTAGTACCGGTATTAGAATATAATTCTAAAGTACCTTTATTACGCTTTTTATAATTTTTATTGTACCATGTTATATATGCTTTTAATAAAGGCGTATTATCGTATTTGCCTCTACCTTTAGTAATACCAGTGTCTGTAATTACTGGCATTTTTAATTTGTAAAATTTCCAATGTCTGCGTAAGCCTTCTTCGGTAACTACTGTTTCATTATGACTTAAAGCCATTGCTCTATTTCTAAAAGTAGAAATACCGCGCTGTTTTGGATCGTTTGGATTTACAGTATCTTGTATCATCATTGAAGATGTTACACCTAACATTGCTTTTGCCTTAGATACATCTGCAGGAACAGTTAAACTATTTTGTAAACCATCTGTCCAAGAAGCAAGAGTTTCGGTAGTGCTATTCATATTTTGTAATGAAGCTCTAGCTTTCATTACTGTGCTAAACTCTGATATACTCATGTAAAATCCGCCACATATTGGTCTAGTATACGCTTGATTGGGGCAGGTAGGTTAGTTGAGCTAACATAATTAATTTGTGTAGTATTGGGATTTAAGTCTCGGCTACTATGTACAGAACCATTGTTTCTAGAGTAGTACTCTATTAAATCTAATACAGCTAATCGTAAATCACCGGGTACAGAATCGTATCCTGCAAAATAATTTATTCTATATCCATTAATTGCTTCGGGAAATACACTGTGTGCTATACTTACTACTGAGTCGTCTTTTTGAACCCAATCTGTAAACTTTGTTAAAGTTGTGTATGTTTTACCGTAATCACTACTGTACTGTACTGATGCAATACTTACTAATGGTGTTTCTTTAAGTAAGAGCTCTTTAAATCCACCGTCGTATACTTCAACTTTAATATTTGAGTAGTAATCTACAAAGGTGCGACGGCAGTATGATTTTACCAAGTCACTGACTTTAGGTATTAAGAAATCAATTTCTGAGTCTGAATTTGCGCTAGTAATTCCCATGTAAGTTTTGTATTCAGCTTTTGTTACTAAATCTATTGCCATAAATACCTCACTTGTTTTATAAAGGCACATTATACCTTTATAAAACAAGACCCCGAAGGGTCTTGTTAAGTTTGTCTCTACTGATTAAGAAGAGTAAACTAATTTAGTAACACCAGCACCTAAGTTGGTAGTAATTTGTTGCATACCAGTACGCAAGCTAGCTACCATAACACGGCGTTGTGTCTCTATCAACTCTTGAGTGTCGATACGCAGACCGCGCTGATTACCAACAATAAAGTTACCTGGAGCTACGCAGACAATACCAGCTTTGTTAGCTGCAGGAGCAGCAAACTCTGCAGATACCAATACAGGACTACCGCCGATTTGACCTATTTGACCAGTCAACACGGTAGCTTGTGTTCCAACTTTTTCCATAGTTTGGAAGATAGGGTCTTCTAACAAGTTGTAATATACATCGGTATTAACGATAAAAATTACTTCTGATGGATCTAGACCCCAAGCACCTAAACCTTTGCGTAGTTTGCGTAAATCTTCAACTTTAGCAACATAACTAGCGGAAACAGTACCTGTAGTAATATTTGCACTTCCTGTGTTAGTAGCTAAACCAACTAAACCTGTTACTGGTACTGAAGTTGTAGACTCGTTAGACACATTACCGCGCAAGAAAGCAGCGTCAACACTGCGAGCTACACGACGGATCATAGCATCACGAATCATAGGCATTAATGCCAATAATGAATCTTCTTCTTCTTCATATGCAGTATACTCATTAGTAGCAACTTTATATGCATTCAAAGTGATTTCTTTAAATTTGTGAGTCTCAGTATTACCTGCAGAAGCACCAGTATTATTACCTGCAGTAACTGAACGATCAGGAAGAGCGCCAAAGCTACCATTAGTAACCCAAGTAGCAGTTCCTGCTTCTGGATTCACTGGCATGGTCATCACATTAGTTTGCATAGCAACGTTGCGGAAAATAGGAGCAAGCACTAAGCGGCGGCGAACTTCATTTTCCATGTTTAATGAAACTTCAAGTTCCCAAACACCAGTTGTACCTTGAGGCTGGTGAGCCCCGTACTTTTGTACCATTTCACGACCAAACTTTGTGCCATCTAATGACTTACCAGCCATTTTAGCTAACATAACTACTTTTTCTTTGTCAGCATAAGACATACCGTCTTTGCTGTCTTGGAAAGACATTTTTGATTTTGTCATAGCTTCGATTTCAGCAGCTTTTTCTTTTAAAGTAGCTTCTAAACCAGCGATAACTGATTTGCTTGACTCTTCAGCAGTAGCTAAACGTTTCTCAACTTCGGCCATCAAGCGCTCGGCGCCAGTGTCACCTGTAGAGATAGAAGCAACAGCGGCTTTAACGCGTGCATCTAATTCAGCTTCTGATTTGTCAGCAGCGGCTTTGTCAGCCAATTGTTTTGCCTGTGTATCGGCGATGGCTTTAGCAGTTTGCTCAGCCGCTTTGTTAGCTGCATCAGCCAACATTTGTTCTAATTGTTTAGGATCCATTTCCCATTCCTTTTTAATTTCGCCGCTTGCTTCCGTTGAGGATTCTAGCCCTTTAGCTGAATCGCTTTCGGGTGCAAACTGCTGTTTGAAAGATTTAAATTCTTCGGCTGTATCAAACGCCTTAGAAAGACTAAATAGTGTATTTTGATTAGCTGGTACTGACACTACTGAAATTTCGTGCAGTTCTAGCTCTTTTACCACAAACAACTCTTTGGCTGCATCATATTCCGCATCTACGATTCGGAAGCCGATACTAAATGCCGTTAAGATGCCATCTTTTACAAGATCAAACACTTCGCCAGCAGCTGAAGAAATTCTGGCTTTAACCCACAATCCTTTGCTGTCAACTCTGTGATCTACCATCCTACCAACTGGCTCGCTATGGTCATGATATGCCAAAATTACTGGATTCTTCAAATAATTTTGTATACCCTTTTTCCATACACTTGCTGGGACAATGTCGCCTTGTCTATCAATGTCATCGGTACTTGCGTACCCTTCGATTGTTATACTAGTTGTCTTTTCGTCGGTGGTATCGCTCTTGATAAATGAACTGTTTAAAAACAGTACTTTACTTTTATCTACCATATTACCCCTTTATTGCTGATTATCTGTGGGCCTACCACCT